TCAGCTAATGTTTCTCTAGCTTGTGCATTGGTTACAGGAGTTTGTAAACTTAACCCAATTGTCAATGTTTCTACACGACCAACTCTACTGACATAATTCATTGTAACAGTAAGATTTTGAATTTGTGTAGGTTGAATAGTATAGGTTAATGCATTACCTCCACGAACATATGCTCTGAAGTTCCCGACTGGAATTTCGCTGAATACCCCATCACCAAATATATAACTTACTTGGTCATTGGATCTGCTATTTACAGAATATATTTGTCTAACACTATTTTGTGTTTGTAAATATGCATTTGCATAAATGTTATCTACTCTAATCCACAATCCAAATGAACCATTTGTTTGACTTATTTGATATAACCAAGTATCGGTATTATTAACACCTTGAATACTTCCAATGTCAGTTACTTGGTTTGCAATTTGATTTTGATATGAAAAATCAAAATTTTGTAATACACCTTGCTTAAAGTAAAAGAAAAATCCTGTATTTGGACTACCGTATCCTAATTTGTCATTACGGTATAACATATTAAATTGATTAGTAGGTGCAGGAGGAATTTCATATACATAATCTTCACCCACTGTACTGACGCTGCACAATTCAAAATTCATGTTCATGCCATTAACTGTAGTTGAGAATGGTACCACTGGGCTTGTTCCTGCCGGTATCTGCAATGTATATTCGTCTGTTTTTATTCCAAGAATCTGTGCAGAATTCGCAGGAAGACCTACACGTTGGGTATTTACTAATGCTGCATTAATAATTGTATTATATTGTTCTAACCAATTTGGATTAGCTGGGTCATTCCACAATATAGGAATATTAGCTAAGTTGAACCCATTCAAATCAGTAAGATTCTGCGTGGTACGAATACTGGTTACTTTCAAATAACCTTCTGCTGTTAAGTTTCTTTTAGGAGTATAACTTACAAGATTAGCTAATTTAATAACGCTGTCTCTGCGTTCAGCAGTATCAATGAAGTTTTCACGGGTATTTAAGTCATTACGGAAAGCAAGACCTTGGCCCATGAACGCCATAACGTCAAGTAATGCAATAAATTCTGAACTTTCAATATAATCATTAAAAGTTTCAGGATAATATATGGTTAGATAATCTATAAAACTTTTACGTAATGTTTCATAGTCATAACTACGGAAATTTGCTTGCTGGAAAGTTTGATAAATCGTTTTCCAGTCGTTTACCCCAAATAGTGCTGATTGTCTTGAACTTGTAGCCATAAGTATTCTCTTTTAAGTATTTATCATACTTGAAAACATGGGTTTTTTAGGTTACTGAATAGAAGCAGTATTATTAGCATTGTTAAAAAATACATTTAATAACTGCGCTTGATTGAAGGGGGATACTGCTATTTCTAATTCTAACAATATTCCATTTTCTTGCGGGAAAGCCCTAACTGAATTTAGTACTAATCTTGGATCTAAACTAGCTACTCTGCGTATTTCAGTTTCTAATTGAAACTGAACATCTGCTGTATTTGGCTCAAAAACAAAAGACCAAAGTGTAGTACCATAACCTGGTTGTCCTACTTTTTGACCTTGTGGAATATTTAGTGCGTTTACTAAATCTTGTACGACCAAAGGAGTATCTACTAATCCAAATTTATTACCAATATTTACTGGATCAATTAATGAACCTGTTCCGCCAGCAGGACCAGTAGGCAAATTAGTTGACCTAGGTTTATTTGCTGAGATACTGCTGAATCCAATGTATGTGGTCATGATATATTTATACTTATAAACTACTTGATTATCCAGTAGCAGGCTCTGGATATGGTTCACCGGTTATTAAAGTATATTGTTTTCTCTGTAATTCTACAATTTTCTTATCTAAGTCATCCAACTCTTTTTGTGCTGATACTGAAGCCCTTTCAAGTGCTGCAATTTCAGGGTCACCTTGTGGTAATTTTTGTTTAGCTTCTGATGCTTTATATCTTGCATTTCCGGCAGCTTTTGACACATCCCAGCGTTTATCTTTTAATGTTGCAATTTCTTTTATCACTGAATCTTGTTCTGCTAGTGATGCGCTATCTGTGTTAATTTTATTTGGTATTGGTGGAATTCCAGAGAAATTTGGCACTTGAATCTTATTACTACCTAGTATAGAATTAATTTGAGATGTTAATTGACTTCTATCAACTGTTCCTGTAGCTACAGTTGGTAACTTAACTGGAGAAGAACCACCTGCATTCATAGCATTTACACTAGCAGTTAAAGATGCTGCTGCTGACGGTGATAGCCCACTGGTAGCTAGTGCAGATAATGGTACTTTTTTAGTTTTTTCTATATTTTGTGTTATTGCGGTACTTTCTGCACTAATAGTAGAGACACCACTATTAACTGTTTTACTCAATGGGCCTGCTGCCAATGATGCAACTGTGCTTGCCGCAGCGGTTGGTTTTGATATATTATTCATCGCAACCGCAGATGCATTTCTAATTACTGCTCCCCATGGTGCAAGTCCGGGAATTGAACTTATTGAGTTAACTGCTAGGTTTCCAATTGTTTTAACATTCACTGGAGTTCCGGTTGCAACTGCTCCGATAGTTACTGCTGCTATAGCGGATAATCCACCTGCTAATGCTCCTACCCCACTACCTCCCCCATTTGTTCTATTTTTTGGACTTCCAGCACTTAGCGCAGAATTAATACTTGAAGTAACCAATGCACTTACTTGCCCGGGAGTTACTTTCTTTCCGCTTGCTACGGTTGTTGTTAACCCAATGCTTTGTGCTATCAACGATGCTGTTGCTGAATTAATTCTCTTGCCACCATTAGCAGAACCAATTTGTGCTACTGATCCAACTAGTCCATTGATTTGACCCTGTGTAATACTTTTTCCACTTGATAATGTTTGTGCTAATCCTATACTTTGTGTTATCAATGAATTAGGTAGTGCATTTTTACCCTGAGTAGAATTTAATGCTCCAACAATTGTACCAATTTGTCCAGTACTGAGATTTTTTCCACTGGACAATGTTTGTCCTATACCAATACTTGCTGTCAACAAAGATGCTGTTTGTCTTGCGCCTGCGCTTGTTCCACCTGTTGCTGCCCCTATTGCACTAATTGCTGAACCAATTTGACCTTGACTAAGATTTTTACCATTGGTCAATGTTTGTGTTATTCCAATACCTTGTTTTAATAACCCAGCTGTGGCGCCACTGATTGCACTATTCTTTCCACCACTTGCCAATGCATTGACAGTTGATAATAATAACGCACTAGTTTGCGGACTCATTCCACTTGCAGCAGCTTGAGCAGTTTTCAAACTAGAAGTTAATGCACTTGTACCTGGCATTGTTTGTAGTGCTGCTACTTGTGCTGCCGGCAATGCCGCAGCTTCTTCCGCTGCTGCTTGATCTTCTGAGTTTTTTGCAGCAATAGCTGTTAAGTTTTGCGGCACGTTTGCTTCAAGTGGTTTGAAAGATTTAGTTATTGCACCAAATGCAGATGCAGTTAAACTTTTTGCCCCAGCTTGCGCCATTAAACTTTCACCAGGTTTACCTATAATACCCGATCCAGAAAGCGAAACACCTATGGAACCTAACCCGCTAGTAACGTTAGTAGCAAGATTTGATGCAAAATTACCTGAGGCTATTGCTGCTGCGACATTACTTCCAGCACCTGATATTTGATTAGTTACAATAGATTCTAAATTAACAGCCATCTTATCCTCTTTCAAAATCTGTTGCGCTTGATTTTTTTACAAAATCAATTGTAGTCTGTACCCCAACTTCAGAAGCAGCATTCACTAGTCCTGCAATATCCCCGGGTGCTTCTTTCCCTGTAATAACTCCGGCAGCAGTTAATGATGCTTGTGCTTGTTGTAAACTTTCTGCTTTGGCTACTACTTGTGCGCCAGTGTTATTGACAAATGTAGGTAAGTCTTCTGCTCCAGGTTTACCTGTAAACATGCTTGATGGCATAGCAGTCTCTACATTAGCACCACCTTGAACTAAGCTAGTCACAAGTGCAGCAGATCCGGGTTTTATGACCATAGCAGCTTCCATCTGTTGCGGAGTCATTGCCATTTTTCCCACTGCTGCATTAATATCTCCATTGGCATCTGGTATAACTCCTGTGCCAGTTGCTACTACCTCAGGTGCATTTGCTGCTGCATTTACCGCTGCGGAACTAATCATTGCAGTAGAAACATTTTTATCTATACTAGCACTAACTGCTGGCGCAGGTGGCACAGTTGAAGTCAATGCTGCATTGGTTCTATTTGCAGGTGCAGTACTTGCTGCATTATTAGTCTCAGCAACTGCCGGAGCAGGAGGTGATTCAAGATTAGCATCTGGAGAAGATGATACACTTACATCTACCCCTTGTCCTGCGTTAGCCCATGGCATGTGTGCAGGTGCTCTACTTACTATTGATTTCAATAATCCGGGTGCTGCTGCAAATCCTACTTTAGGATCATTCAATGTATCAGTATGTGCAATTTGTGTTATCAATGGAACTTCATTTGGTGTTACTGAAGTCGAGCCAGTGTTAAGATTAACTTTATTACCATTAACAAACATTACTCCACCACTAGCATATGAACCTTCACCGCCGGCACTCATACTCATAGATCCATTAACTTTTATAGTGTAAGTTCCCAATGTATATCCACTAAAATTACTACCTGCTCTCCATCCAATGTTAGTCGCAGCATTTATGTTTATATTGTCTGCTGCTATGTTCAAATCTTTTTTAGCGTTGATATTTATGTTGTTATCAGCATGTAGATTTAAGTCTCCCTGTGTTCTTACATTGACACTATTCATTGCAAACACATCAACAGTACCTTCTGTGCCTAACTCAACATAACTTTGTCCATTGCTATGAATAATTTGTAATGTTTGGCCATCATCACTCATCAATATCTGATGACCTTGAATTGTTCTCAATCTTATTAATTGATCTTTACCGTTTACATCACCGTCGTCCATGACAATACTATGCCCGCCGCGGCGACCTATAATTTGTAATGCTTCTGAATCACCTTGACTTCCTTTGTCCAATACATCCTGATCCGTGTATCCTCCTTGAAATATAGGGCGTCCAGGGGTGCTGACACCCCAACCAACTCTTGAAGGAGATTCACGCAATGCACTACTTGATATTGGACCTCTTATTGGATCTCTGAGTAAGCCTTGTTGTTGATAAATGCCAGCAGCGTAACTGTGAATAGTTTTAGCTTCATTTAAGAAATTTTGACTGTCTGTAATGTTTTTGTTATTTGTGTTTAGATTAGTAACAGGTAATTTAGATGAACCTCCTGTTTGTTCGGCTTCCCCTTTGTTTGCTACAATATTGTCAGATGCTCCTATTGCCGGAATCATTTGTAATAATTCTGGTTCTAAAATTCCACCTATGTAATAACCATAGTTTGAATCACCATTCAAAAATATACAAACTACTCTACTACCTAAGTCAGGCGGACTAAACCACATACCATAAGAACTTGGATTTGATACATAAGTACCGTAATTATCTGATGGGCTACTAGCAGGAGTACTACCAAAAAAAGGACTCATATAATTTACAGTAGTCCAATTTAATTGATCGTCTGGATCGGTTCCCCCAAAATCTTCTATATAAACATCAATTCGTCCGGCGCGAGTATTATCAATATTGTTTTTAACTACTCCAATCACAGGCAATTCACGCAATACGCCGCCGCCTGCGTCTGGTTTACTTCTTTTGTTTTGTCCCTTAGGACTATAAATATCTTCTGCCATATAAATTATTTAATATTAATCTTTTCTATTCCAAGGAAAATTTCCACGATTGGGTCCGGTATTAGTTCCCCTATTAACAGTTCCAGAATCATCATCTTGACTTCCTTTTTTATTAAGTGTCGTTTGATCTTGCACTGGTTTTGATACTGATGGAGGAGGCGGATGATCCCATGGATTAAGTTTACCTTTATATAGTCCGGTATTAGTTCCCCTATTAAGTGCTTCCGCAGTTGCTACACTTTTCACAGTAGTAGAATTATTAGTTGGGGTTGGTGCAGTTCCAGTTGGCGCTCTTGATGTATATGCCGACATCAATGATGCATTTTTATCGTATGTTAATCCATTAAGTGCTACAGTGGATCCGGTCCTAACTTTTGTCTGATTGACTTTAGCTGCACTAGTTGCTGCTGCGGTTCCTGTACCCGAATTAGTAACAACCGGTGCTTTTCTTGCTAGTCTATTAGTTTCTGCGTCAGTTTGATTTACATCAGATTGATTTCCTCTTCCATCAGCGGTTGGGTTATCTAGTTCACTAAATACCCCTGGTATTCCTGATAAATCTTGTTGAAATAAACCTCTACTAAATTTACTTACTACACTTTTTAAATACATAGCAACGCCTCCGCCTCGACTGTCTATTTGGTCTTGTACCCATTTTGGGTGAGGATACAAATTTATAGAATTATTGATATTCATGGTTCCAGTACCATTATTATAATCAGAAGGTTCTTTGAAATTGATTTCAATGAATACTTGACCACCATTTGGATTTATTGAATAACCGTCTGTACCATAACGCAATTTGCTATACACTGTAGCTATTGAACTGGCTGCAGGTTGCATTAAAAAATCAGGATCACCTAAAATAGTAAGATTAACTTCAGCCCAAGAATCTTTGGCATATAAACTTGAAATATATGAATTTTGTGATTCCATACTATAATTTGGTTTACCTTGTATTGGTTGACCTGTTGGTTGACCAATTGCTAGTGGAATATCTTGATTTTGCCCAGACAAATTAGTTGATACACCGGCACCAAGTATTGCAACATTAAAGAACGCATTATTTAATGTTTGTTCATATTTTAATATTTCAGAATTTTTCCCCGTAAACCAATATTCATATCTTTTATGTGGGCCAGTATAAGGTGTCACTTTTCCTCCATATGCGCTAAGTGTGACCGGAGTAGTATATGGCTGAACAATAAATGTAGTTTTAACAACAAAATCTTTTTGTTTTCTATCCCATCCAAGAACTACTACCTCAGCACTAAGATTATACCAACTAATTGGTCTAACTACTTTATTTTTATTATTAACTATTTCAGGAGAACTGTCTGATTTGAGATTATTATCTTGTTCAGCTTTTATCAACATATTTAACGTATCATCTAAATATGAACTTTGTTTGATTATTTCGTCAAATGCTCGTACAATAGAGATACCTTTACCAAGTGCAATAGTAGTTAAATTTGTATTAGGGGTAGTATCTGTTTGTGCTGTTACAGCATTAGATTCTTTTTTATTAGTGGCAGTTGTAGTAGGCATGCGTCTTTTGTCTAATTGCTTTGGGTCAACTATTGTTGCCATTGCTATAGTATCAAAAGAATCATCTTTCCAAACAATATCCCATTTAGCGGCAATTTCTATCTCGTTGTTATCTAATCTTTTTTGTTGTTCTCTGTTCAATGTAGATAATAATCCCCATGATCCTGAAGTTCCACCTGCTCCTGCTTGTGCTATTGCACTTTCGCCCGGTTTACTTTGTCTAACAGTAGAAGGATCAGACCCACCTGATAACGCATCGTATACAGTTTTACCTTGAATCGATGCACCAGACCAAATTATACCTTTTTTAGTATCAAACGCATATGCTCCGGGAATGCATTTAGCTTTGCAAGTATAGACTACAGGAGGACCTCCGATTCTAAAATCTACTGTATTGAGTATTATATCAAAATATCTTTCATACAACCCAATACCAGTTCCAAGGTCAGCACTAATATCTTTATTGATTGTAGCAGCGTCAATTATATTACCATTTTCATCATATCCTAAAAATCTTACACCTAAAATATAAAATTGTCTTATTGGATTTTTAATATCCGAATACCCATTAGTTGGGCAAATTGCTTGCAATGCTGTTTGTGCTTGTTTTAATCTTGTCAAAAAAGAAAATCCATATGGTTCTGTTATCTTAAATTCAATGTCAGTAACATTAGTAGTAGATTGAGAATCTTGTGGAGTCATTGCTTGAGTTATTACCAAATCATCTATATAAAAATCTAAATCAAAACCTGGTGCTCGTTGTATTGGTCCACTGTTATTAATTCCACCACTTTGTGCAATTAAATATGCCCCGCCTGTTTTAATAGTTTTCAAACTTGATGGTGCAGGCGGTGAAATATTTCTTCCTCTTTCTCCTACCCCTTGTGTAAATGAACCAAACTCTACTGCGGCTTGTCTATTGGATTCTGTTTGTGTGTTTGCAGCGTTTGCTGCTGCAATTGATGCACTTCCTTCTTCTGTTATATTATTAATAGCATTTAAGTTTTTTCTACCGCTTAAAATAAATGCTTCATAGGCATCAGGAGTTATCATATACAAAGAAAGTTGATATGTGTAACTTGAAAAATTACTTAATGGATTTTTTAGTCGTTTGCCAATTGATTCATCTTGAGGAGGTAATGCGTCCGGAGTATCAACTGTTCCAGCTTGTGTTGGTCCAGCTGTTCCCGAACGTGCTAATCTAGCAGTTTCAGCAAGAGTTTCATTAGTTGCACCACTTACTGCTGGTATTACAGCAGGTTGTACAGGAGTTTTTGTTACGGTGCCAGTTTTCTTTTTATTTGTCTTATCATCATTGGCTCTGTTTTGTGTAGAGGGAGCACCACGTTTAACAAGTCCACCTGGATATACAGTTCTAGTTACCATCTATTATAATCCTAATGCTTGATTGATAGCACTTAACTTAGGCAAATATATATTAACACCTGATACAAAGTCAAAATATGGATCTTTCAACATATTAGGATTTCTCATTGCAAATACCCACCATAACATACTATTTGAATATAAATCATAAGCTAACAAATCAGGTCTATATTCGTATACTGATGTTATTTCCCAATATACATCTGAAGGATCCATTGGTATGGGTCTGTTAGACATTATATCTAAAAATTGATTGTTTACTAGGTCCGTATTATAATAAGGACTAGTTGCTGGGTACATACTATTTAACATTACCAAATTCCTCCGCCTGATGGTCGTTTTGATAATACTCCAGCCGCATAATCTTTGAGACTGAAGTGATTACTTATATCGTTTCTTGTAACAATAGGGACTGCTGTTATTGATATTTGTATTTTTGTTGGAACATATGTAGGTTCTTGCACCAAATATGCCCCTGAAAACTGTGGAGGAGCAGGTTGTGCTCCAGGTTGTAATTTAGCATCTTGCAGTCTACTATTAAATGTTTGGTTAGCTTTAGGTTGTTCTTGTACAGTACCTGCTCTAATATAATCCACATCAGTTGGCAGTGAATATGTAAAATTAGTTATTGCAAGTGGGTGATTATTAAATTGAAATGCCCCCAATCCTGAAAGATAACATAATGGTGGAGGTGTTCCGGGTTTAGGATCTTGATCTTGACCATAAAACATTTTTGTTACAGATTTGAAAAAATGAATGACTGCTAATAAGTAAGTAGCTTCAAAAACATCTTGTGCAGTAAAATCGCAACTTAATGTAATTTGATCTACTGAACTACTATTGTAAGTATAATACTTATAATTTGTATGTGTTAATGAAGCAGGATCATACTGTACAGCGTATGCAACTGAAATAGCAGGGGTATAAGGGAATATTACCCCATTTGTTGCTTTTAATGGGCTTAATATTCCAGCTATGGTTGTATCAGGATCTTTATATAGATAATTAGAATTAGGGGCTAAACTTAACCGCACCCGCCAATCTTCTCTATTGTTGAAATTTGAATAGTCTTGTTGAGTCGCTTGCGTTTGTGTATTTCGTAGTGCGCTAGTCAATCCTCTATTAGTATTACTAGCAGCAAGGTCTGCATATAATTTAGCTTCTATTGCATCATATTCAGCTTGTCTAGCTGCGGCAATTGCTGCTTCATCAAATTCAGTAACTGTTTTTTTGTCTTGTGCCGCTTCGACTGGTACTCCGTTAACTGCAACTAATGTAGTTTGGCCGTCTTCATCAGTTATGAATTTTTTAGTAGTACCAGTACCTGAATCTGTATTAAATGCTGCAACTCTTGCAGCAGTGTCATTTTCGGTGTTTGCGGGCGCTGCGTTTTCTACTACGGGTGCTACTGGAACAGGAGGAACTGCTGGATCAGCAGAACTATTTGTTGGCGTTGGCGGTGCAGGTGCTGCTGGAACTGGGGTGTCTGTTGCTGTAGCTGCTGCTTGTGCTTCAGTCGCTTGTTGTTTGACAGCCGATGTCGTGTCACGGACGCCAAATGCTATGTCTATCCGATTAGACGTATATCCACCTACAGCAAGTTGCCTAGTAAGGCTATTAATATTTTGTGAATAATTTCCGGGTAATGTTGAACTTTGTGTGCGTGTAGCTGTAGCACCGTTTGGAGCCGTCAATGTATACGTGATAGTATTATCCACTGTATTTAGAACGGCGGTAGTTACTAACCCTGTTGAGGCAGTTATCGTATTACTATATTGTGGCATATCAATTTCTTATCCTTATATACTATTTAGTCATAAATAATACTAGTATTTTTACCATTTCAACAAAAAATTGTTGCATTTCTGCAACTATCATGCTACAATCAATCAAGCATAACTACAACAAGGAGAACTATGTCATTACCCTCACGAAAACCCGTCAACTATTTGAATAACAAAGATATCTTAAAAGAGATACATGAGAGCAAAAATGCATATTGTCATTTTGCTAAACCAGAATATCATAGATATGATTTTATAGTTGATATGCCCCAATCTTCAATTGAGGATAGTTTAGAATATGCATTTAGACCAGAATCTATTCAACAGGCCAAAGAAGCTAGAGCCGCACGATTAGGGATAGAAGCGGGGGCAAAAGATTCAGTTGACCCAGAATCCATTCTAGTGACAGATTTAGTATTTCGTGTAATGAATTGGGATCATGTCCCAGTAGCCCCAAAAGTTCCCCGCAAAACAGTTAAAAAGAAAACCGCAAAGGATATCTTTGAAGTTGAAGAAGTTGACCCTGATGAGATTTTTGCTGATTTGGAAGATGTAACAACCAAAGCAGAAGTAGATGACATGGTACATGTCAAAGTAAACTTTCCCCCATTCCAACATTATAAAATTGACAAAAACAATACTTTCTACTGTGTAGGCAAAAGTCATTGGAAAGGTGATTTAGAATCAGGAGAATTCAGTAAGGATCATGGACAGGTCACAAACAAACTAGCCCGTATGTACATTATGATGTGTGAAAAATATGCCATGAAGTATAATTGGCGTGGGTATACATACAACGATGAAATGCGTAACAGTGCCATTCTACAACTTACATATGTTGGACTACGATTCAATGAAGCTAAAAGTGCTAATCCATTCGCATATTACACCGCAGCAATTACAAATAGTTTCTGCCGTGTATTGAATACGGAAAAACGTAATCAAAATATCCGTGATGATATCTTAGAGATTAACGGACTTAACCCAAGCTGGACTCGTCAGGGTCTTGGTGCTGGTATGAGTTCGGTAGTCTACGAAGAATAATTTTACCAATGTGATTGATTTCGCATTGTCTTTTACTATATACTAATTAGATGAGTAACCTTTTCAAAAAAGCCGCAGTGTTTACAGATATTCACTTTGGCCTTAAGTCAAATAGCCTGCAACATAACCAAGACTGTAATAATTTTGTAGATTGGTTTATAAAGAAAGCAAAGAGTGAGGGATGTGAAACTTGTTTCTTCTTGGGTGATTATAATCATCACAGAGCAAGCATCAACATCCATACACTACAGTTTGGATTACAAGCATTGGAGAAACTAAATGATAGTTTTGATAGGGTATATTTTATACCGGGCAATCATGACCTTTATTATCGTGACCGCAGGGACATTCATAGTGTTGAGTGGGCTAAACATTTACCAAACGTACAAATTGTCAACGACTTCTTCAGTCAAGGAGATGTAGTAATCGCTCCTTGGCTAGTGCAGGATGATTACAAGAAAGTACAAAAACTAAGTGGTAAATACTTGTTTGGTCATTTTGAATTGCCTAGATTCTATATGAATGCTATGGTAGAGATGCCCGATCATGGTGAGATTAATACTGATCATATGAAGGGCTTTGATAAAGTCTTTAGTGGTCACTTTCACAAACGACAAAGCAAGTCTAATGTATGGTACATTGGTAATGCTTTCCCGCATAACTATGCTGACGCAGGTGATGACGCACGTGGTATGATGATATTAGAGTGGGGACAAGACCCAGTCTTTCATAGCTGGCCTCGTCAACCATTGTTCCGTGTATATAAATTAAGTGATGTGCTTGAAAACCCAGAGGGATTGCTATTGATTGATAGTCATGTTAGAGTACATCTTGATATTGATATTAGCTATGAAGAAGCAAACTTCATACGTGAGACATTGATACCAGAACATAAACTAAGAGAAATGGCATTGATACCAATGAAAGTAGATCAAGTTGAACAAGAGGGTCGCGGTGATTTGAAGTTTGAATCAGTAGACCAAATCATCATTGACCAAATCAATAGTATTGAAAGCAATAGTTTTGATAAAAAGATATTATTGGATATCTATAACAATCTATGACAGAACCATTAATAGAACCAAAAGAATACAGAGATTTAGAATCATTGATGAAGGTCAACAAACATTTAGGTATAGCGTTATCTGAATTGACTAAAACTCATTCTTATATTGGTGTTTTGGCTGAACAAAGACGGTTAATTAAAATCAAACTTAGACTAGAAAGTGTTATGGAACGAACACTGAAGGCAGAAGTATTGGCTAAAGATAAGTTTTTTAGAAAATTAAAATGATAACACTTAAGAATATAACATTACGAAACTTCCTAAGCATCGGTCAAGTAACACAAGCAGTAAACTTTGACCGACAAGAACTAACACTTATACTAGGAGAGAACTTAGACTTAGGTGGCGATGGTGCTCGTAATGGTACTGGTAAGACTACATTGATTCAAGGGTTATCTTATGCATTGTTCGGGGTACCCATCAATAGCATTCGTAAAGATAATCTAGTCAATCGTACTAATGCTAAAAACATGATGGTAACATTAGAGTTTAGTGTTGAAGGTATTGAGTATAAGATTGAACGCGGTCGTAAGCCAAATGTGTTGCGATTCTATATTAATAATTCATTGCAAAAAGGAATGGATGACGCACAGGGTGAGAACAAAGAAACACAAGCGTCTATTGAAAAAGTAATTCACATGAGTGCCGATATGTTCAAGCATATCGTAGCATTGAACACTTACAGTGAACCATTTCTTGCTCTTAAAAATAATGAACAGCGTGATATCATTGAACAATTACTAGGCATTACATTATTGTCCGAGAAGGCTGAAGTCATCAAAGGTATGTTGAAAGATACTAAAGATGGTATACAACAAGAAGAATTCAATGTAAAAGCAATTGAAGAAGCCAACAAGCGTGTTAAGGAACAGATTGATGCTACAAAGCGTAGACAGAAGTTATGGCAAATGAAGCACGATGAGGACTTAGAGCGTCTTGCTATTGACTATCAACGGTTGATTACTATTGACATTGCTAGTGAATTGCAAGCACACAAAGATTTAACCACATACAATGAAAAGCGTAAGGCTATAGATGACCTTAACAAACTAATTGCACGTTGCGTGGCTGATGAAGCAAAAGAACAAAAACTAGTTACCAAACTAACAAAAGAAATTAGTGATTTAAAAAATCACACATGTTATGCTTGCGGACAAGAGTTTCATGACCAAAAGCATGAAAATGTTTTAGCTGAAAAAGAAAAATCATTGCAAGAAGCAGCATTACAAGCATTGGCAACGAATACACAATACTTAGAAAATACCCAAGCACTACAAGATTTAGGCGTGTTAGGTGCAACGCCTGTGACACACTATGACACAGAAGCACAGGCGATTAAACATAATAGTCAACTTGAAAACTTGATTACTCAGATTGAAAACAAGTCCAATGAAGTCGATCCATATAGTGAACAGATTGTTGAGATGGAGAACAAAGCATTGCAAGAGATTAACTTTGACAAGATTAATAAATTGACTAGAACTATGGAACATCAAAAGTTCTTACTTGACTTATTGACTAGCAAAGATAGCTTTGTTCGTAAAAAGATTATTGACCAGAATCTATCATACTTGAATGGTAGACTAACTCATTACTTAGATAAGATTGGGTTACCACATAATGTAATATTCAAAAACGATTTACAAGTTGAGATTACAGAATTAGGTCGTGAACTTGATTTTGACAATCTAAGTCGCGGTGAACGCAATAGATTGATTCTAGGATTGAGTTTTGCGTTTAGAGATGTTTGGGAGAACTTATACAGCCCAATCAATACATTGTTTATTGATGAATTGATTGATAGTGGATTAGACACAATGGGTGTTGAAAACGCTATCGCTATTCTTAAAGACATGAGCCGTCGTAGAAAGAAGTCTATTTGGCTTGTTAGTCATCGTGAAGAATTAGCTGGTCGTGTTCCAAATGTATTGAAAGTCATCAAAGAAAACGGATTTACTAGCTATAATACAGCAGTAGACATAGAATAATTTACGGTGGAGAAATGTAGATAAGTATGATTATGTCAAGTCCACAGAAAAACAAAGGTTCAGGTTTCGAAAGAGAAATCGCTAAATATCTATCCGATACATACGGCGAAAGTTTTATTCGTGCTCCTGGGTCTGGAGCATATGTGGGCGGGAAGAATCAACATAGAACACAAATATTACATGAAGGTCAAGTTCGTTCATTCAAAGGCGATATAGTACCTGGTCAATCATTCAGTAGAATGAATGTTGAATGTAAGTTCTATGCAGATTTTCCGTTTCATCTGATACTAACTGGAGAATGTAAAGTATTAGATGGTTGGCTAGCGCAACTTATGGATGTTGCTGATCCGGATGACGTAAACATTTTGTTTATGAAGTTTAATCGTAAAGGCAGATATGTTTGTGTACAAAGCAAACTAACATGGGTCGCAGATAATTTCACTTATTACACTTCTCAAAAACATGGAGACTGGATGATTTTCGAATTTGATAGTTTCTTCTTACATAATATACCAATATTAAAAACATATTGTTCATCAGACACCAAGTCAAATCAAAGTTCCATATTAACTATTAACGTATAAAAATTTGCTGGCTCAGTCTGTGAGTCCTCCTTGAGTTTGTACAGATTGTGCTGTGCTGACGGATCTGGAGTATGCTTATCAGCAATGATAAGGAAAACCGAGAAGGCTCTCGTCAAAGCGAACCTTCAATGAGTCTATATCCAACTCTATCTTGCGGATATAGAACATGCGTTGTCGAAGAATCAATTGAAAGACATTGGTAGCTTCACTACAGTCCCATAAACACTACAGGACAACCGGTTGCGTATAATGTCACGAAAAAGGCGATTGTGCGGGGAATAGATGGCAAAGGATGACGGGCATGGCAAGTTTCCATTGGTAGTGCAAATTTGCACTACCATGGCTTCAAAGCGGCAATATATACCCGATACAATAAAGTTTTTGAGAATACAGAATTGTAGAAAAATAAGACCGAACGAAGTGAGGTCTTAGATGAACGAAGTTCATCTCTTAATGAAACAACCCAATATTTGATAAATGAATAGTTATGGGTTAGAAGAATGGCATTTGAGATTTCTTAGTTGTTTCTAAATTATCTTCAACTATCTTAGCTATAGTTTCTCGTTCATGCGGAGACATATTAAGTATATCTTCATAACTTACGCCTCCTCTCATATACCAAGAATATTTCAATGCATTATCCTTGATCTGTTCGGCTTCTTTTTCTAGCCCATTCAATAATTTTATTATCTGTTCGCTATCAAGAGAAAGAAGCCTTATACGAAAAAATCTGTAACATTTAATGTTATTGCTTGTTCGTAATCATGCGAACAATTTACGCATTTTACTTTTTGTGGTTTAATAGTTGAATTGGCTCTAAGATTAATCATAGATTCACGAATTTTTTCAAATGTATTTCTATCACAAGATGATAAAAATTCAAATATAAACTTAGCATCAGTAACTGTTTCTCCAGGTATACTAATAGAAGCAATGGTCATGGCTATCAAACTCATATTCATGTTAGATAATTTTTTCATTATCTCACTGGATTTTGAATTTTTTTCGTTTTCATTTGTAATAGATTCTAAGGTCATTATTTCCCTTTGTGATTCAAATTGTTTTAAATTAAGGTCGTTTACTTGTTTATAAGACAATGGTTTAAATTTAATTAACAATTCACCAAACGCAACAGTACTTTCAAAATCAATAGGTTTAATAGTTTGTAATAATCCCATTAAGTCTACTCCATATGAACCTTCATTTTCGCATTCTGGACAGATAGATTTCAAATCTAATTCGCTTCCATTAGTAGCAGCACGAATTGCAACTAAGATAGCATCTATATCTATATTTGGCATATGCCATGGGTCTTTGATTGCAGGAATACAGCTTTTTATAATCTCAACGACTGCACTACCGTTAAATAATGCATCCGGGGTTTTGCTTGTAATTTCATCAATTGCAGTCATTGGAAACACTGGAAGTTCTCCGTTTTCCGTCATTTCAATAGCACCCTCTGGGTAATATTCTCCTTTGCTAGGCAATGATATATATAGAGCAGGTCTGCGGAAATACTGTCTTAGGGGGTTGTTCATTAATAATTCTCCAAAAAATATGTATTTTTATAAACACTAAATACAAGTAAACTATTTAGTAGTTGCAAAATAACGGAAAAATAAAGCATGAACGAACAAGAACTGTTTGACAGAATAGAAAGACTGACTAGGGCTTTTGAAGGAATGTCCGAAGGGGTAGAGCGTTCCACGGAAACTACTAGGACACACACCGAAGCTACTCAAGAAACAATTGCCCAACAAAAAAGAGAGAAAGCATTAAGAGAGACAGATCAAAGAGAAGAATATGCTTATTCAGCTAGAATTAGGAAAAACTTTGATGATTTAGGTATTAGTATAAGAACCTACAAAGAAGGTAATGAAACACTATCAAAAATTGAAAAGGCTAGAGTATCTGACATGAAGGCTCGGCAAGCAGCCGAAGCTGAACTAAACAAAGTATTAGAAGAAAATACTTCTGATTTCAAAAATTTAAGTCAATCTGCAAAAGAAAGATATAAAAATGAGTTAAAAAACGAAGTAGCTATGACCCGTGCGCTAGCTTCAACCGGAAGAGTTTTTGATGCAAATGGTAAATTAGTTAAAGAAACTGATGGATTAACTATGGCCCAACGGGCACATATTGGAATACTTAAAGAGCAAGACAGAGTTCAGCAACAAATGGCTGGCAATATTGGACAGTTAGGAAAAGATATAGCAGGTTTAGCAATTACAAGTACTTTGAATTTATTTATAGCAGGAATCAAAGGTGCTTGGGAAGGTGCAAATGCTTTTACTGATGCAATACTAGAAGGAGCTGGTGCTAACTCAGCAGCTGCCGCTCAAGTATCTGCTGAAATGAATGCATTGGCTAGTTCAATAGAAGCTACTGGCTCAAGCATGGTTAGCTTGGGCATGGAAGCTGGTAAAACCGCATTACAAATGATAATTCTAGGCGGACCAATTGGGGTATTGGTTGGTATAATAGGATTACTAATTGGTGCGACATTAGCTTACGAAGGATATCAGAAGCAAGCTACTGCTGCAACAATGAAACGAGATGCTGAATTAATTAAAAAACAAGCAGCAATCTACGATCAATTATATAAAGATTTTAATCAAGTAGGACAAGCATCCATGACCACTGCTGGTGGCATGACACAATTATGGAAACAACTTGGCCAACTTGGATTGTCTACAAAAGATATAGCTAAATTTATTAAAATAGTAGGTGAAAGCGGACAGGCTTTGGCTACGTTTGGCTCTAGTACTGTAGAAGGTTTACAAAAATTCACTGATATAGCAGACCTCGTAAAGAATAAGTTTGGTGAAACGTTTAGAAGAATGGGAATCGATCAAGATGCACTTAATGAACATACACTAAAATACATGGAACAGCAAGTCTCTCTGGGTGGACTTGAGAAAAAAACTACTGAACAAATAGCAGCAGGTGCTAAAGGCTATGTGTTTGAATTAGACAGAGCAGCAACTTTACTTGGTGTAACTCGTAAAGAACAAGAAAAAGCCGCAGATGCTATTAGAGCAATCTCTCAATTGGCTGCTGCAAAAAATGTAGCAAGACAAGAAGGTAATACTGAAAAACTTAAAGATTTAGAACTTACAGAAAACATAGCTAAACAATTTATGGCAAAAGGACTGCCTCAACTGGCAGAGGCATTTGTAAAAAATAAGTCAGGTGCTGCAGTGGATGGCAATCAAGCAGTAATGCTAAGATATCTTGAGCCTATGCTAGAGGCAAACAAAAGAGGAGAAACGAATCAAACTCGTCTATTGGAACTAGCAGGAGAAGGAATAGGTACTTATCAAAATCAAATTGCTAGAAATGTGCAAGTTGCCGGTGAACAATCAGGCGTGGGTATAGATAGTTTTGCAGCTTTTGAAAATTACAAGTTTGCTACAGCAGGATCAGCAGCAAAAACCGCAAAAGCTGATGCCAATGCACCACCGGGTGCACCAAAATACGATCCAGGAGAAGCACTTACTGCATTACGCACATCATTAGATTCATTTACAAATAATCAACTAGACAAGCAATGGGGCGCTAAAATGTTACAGATTGCAATGGAGAAGGATGTGCGAGGTACATTAATAGCAATGCCAAACGCAATGGAATCGGCAATGGATAGATTTTTACCAAAAGCGTTTAGAGAGCCATTAAAAGAATTTATGGAACATATTGCTAAATTTGGTGGATATATAAAAGACTTTGCAGTGAATAATCCAATGATGGCTGCTGGGATAGCTGCTGGAGCATTAGTAGCTTATAAGTTGTTTGCTGGAAAGATGGCTAGTATTGCGGCTGATAAAGCAGAAGATAAATTAGTTGGTAAATTATCAGATGCATTGGGTCGTACTGCTCAAACAGGTGGAGTAACTACAGCACATACAAGCGGTACAAAATATACTCCGGGTTCGTTTGCTGGATGGCAAAATGGGCCTACTGCTAGCGCCCAAATGGGCGGCGCCAAAGCGCGCCCCACAATCGATGCTCCGGGAATGCCTTCGGGTGGTGGCATTCCAGGGGGCGGCGGTAGCAGTAGTGCTAGTGAAATCATAAAAACACTAGCAGAACCTGGCATATTGAAAAATTTAGGAAAAGGAGCAGGAGAAGGACTAGCTGGATTCTTAATGGCATTTGCTAACCCACAAGTTGTATTAGGTGCTGCAGGACTTGCAGCATCAGCAGCAGCTATCATAGCTGGAATTGGTGCAGGTATTGCAGGAGCAAGTTGGATAATGGGTAAAGCATTACCAACACTAATGGAAGGTATCAAGAGTTTTGAAGTATTAGATGGTAAAAAATTAGAACAAGCAGGACTTGGTATAGGGTATTTAGGTACAGGATTAGCAGTATTTGGAGTTGGTGGTGCAGCAGCTGGCATAGGTAGTATCATTAGTAATATGTCTGATGGTCTTACTTCATTCTTTGGTGGAAAAACTCCAATAGACAAATTAGTAGAATTCTCTAAACTTGATATCAATGCAGAAAAAGTTAAATCAAATGCTTCTGCATTTGTGGCATTTAGTGAAGCAATGGCAATAGCAGGTGGAAGTTCAATAATAGGTGGTATAGGAACATTCGTAAGTGCGATAGGTGATGGTCTATCAAAGCTATTTGGAACAGAATTGCCTGTAGATAAATTAATAAAATTCTCTAAACTTGATATCAATGCAGAAAAAGTTAAATCAAATGCAGAAGCATTTATAGCATTTAGTAAAGCAATGGGTGCTGCTGGGACAAGTGCAGTACTTGAAGGTTTAGGAACATCAATAAGTGCAATTGGAGATGGAGTATCAAGATTACTTAATGGAAAAACTCCTATAGATAAATTTGTAAGTTTTTCTAAACTTGATATTGATGTTAAACGAAGTAAAAATAATGCAGAAGCCTTTGTAGAATTTAGTAAAGCATTTGCTCAAGGTGGATTAGGAGCAGCAGCCGGCGGTTTTGGATCACTGATGAGTGGATTAGCTGATGGATTTTTATCAATGTTTGGTAGAAAAGACATAATAGAAAAATTTGTTGATTTTTCTAAACTTAATATTGATCCTAAAAAGACAAAAGAAATGGCAGAAGCCTTTGCTGCGTTTGCAACAGGCATGAATGGCGGAAGTGGTGGAGGAAATAATAGAAGTTCTAGTTCTAGTTCTAGTTCTAGTTCTAGTTCTGGTACTTCATCTAATCCATATAGTATGAAATCCCAAGGGGGTTCTGGTCAAGTACAAGCTACTACTCTTGATCAATTAAAAGCTGCTGGGTTAAGGATGGAATCTAAAACTGGAGATTTACAGGAACCTGGTGCTAAAATTGATCCAGCACTAATAGAGATAGCAAAACAAGTACAGGCAAGTACACCAGGGTTCAAATCTTTCACTGGATTTAATGACAGATATCATGCAGAAAAAACTCCTGAAAGTAGACATACAAAAGGATTAGCATTTGATATGGTTGTGGGTCTAGAACCAGGTAGTAGTAAACCAGGAAAAGAATACGATAAACAAATACAGAAAGCTATATATGCCGCCGGGGGTAAACACGGTATCAATGTTAAAAATGAATATGACGATCCTAGTAAACAAGCAACCGGTGGACATTATCACGTTGAATTACCGCTAAACCCTCTTAAAGCTTATGACGGTGGTGTATTTGATGGTCCTAAAGCTGGATACCCAGTAGAATTGCACGGTAGAGAAGCTATTGTTCCTTTACCTAATCCCGGAGATAAAATAGCAATGGACAAAGCACAGCAAGATGGGTCAGCTAAAAAAGGTGCATTATCGTCAGTAGTAGCAGATACAACTACATCTTCAAAAGACAATAGTTCTGCTATACTAATGGATTTATACTCTATGATGGAATCAAAATTTGATGATCTTATTGATAAAGTAAGCACAACTAATAATTACACTAACAAATTATTAAAGTATTCACAGGGTTAATACTAAATACTAGATAATATTATGACCTATAAAAAACGTTTTACGAATAAAAGTGGTATTTCCAGTCCAATAGGTGGTGGAAATAGTAATTCCGGCGCTTGGAACGGCAGCCCAGGACAAAATGGTTCTGAAACAGGTGGTTGGAATAACACAGAGATGGGTTATAAAAACTACATGAGTAGACTTCCAGAAGTCTATACAGGTCACCCTAATCGTATTGAACGATATAATCAGTATGAAATGATGGACGTAGATGCTGAAATTAACGCATGTTTAGATATCATTAGTGAATTTAGTACACAGAAAAATGAACATAATGACACTCCATTCAATTTGGCATTTACTGATGATCCAACTCCCCATGAAGTAGAATTGCTAAAAACACAATTACAACAATGGTGTAAACTAAACGAATTTGGCACAAGAACATTCAAAATTTTTCGTAATACAATCAAGTACGGTGATCAAGTTTTTGTGCGTGATCCAGAGAACTTTAAGTTATACTGGATTGATAACACAAAAGTTATCAAAGTTATTGTTAACGAAAGTGAAGGTAAAAAGCCAGAACAGTATGTTATCAAAGACATTAACATTAACTTACAGAATCTTACGGTAGCCACTAAAACAAACACAGACTTTGCTGCGAATCCGGCAACTGGTATGGGCGGTACAGGTGGTGGTGGTGCTGGTGGAGGATATACTGTCCCAAGTATGCCCTACAACACTACCGGCAGTCGATTTACATTAGGTCAAAGTGAAAGTGCAATTGATGCTAAACATGTCGTTCATTTAAGTTTAACTGAAGGACTAGATAGATTTTGGCCGTTTGGTCAAAGTATCTTAGAGAACATTTTCAAAGTTTATAAACAAAAAGAATTACTAGAAGATGCGGTTCTTATCTATCGTGTACAACGTGCTCCAGAACGTAGAATGTTTAAGATTGACGTTGGCAACATGCCAAGTCACTTAGCTATGGCTTTCGTTGAACGTATCAAGAATGAGATACACCAAAGACGTATCCCATCAGTTCATGGTGGTTCAGCAATCGTAGATGCTACATACAATCCATTGAGTATGAACGAAGATTACTTCTTCCCAGTAACTGCTGATGGACGTGGGTCTAGTGTTGAAGTATTACCCGGTGGACAAAATCTTGGTGAAATTGATGACTTAAAATACTTTAATAATCGTTTAGCACGTGGCTTACGTGTTCCAAGTAGTTACTTACCTACTGGACCTGATGACAATACTACACCATTGAGTGACGGTCGTGTTGGTACTGCTATGATTCAAGAGTTTCGTTTCAATCAATATTGCGAACGATTACAGAAGTATATCAGTCACAAACTTGATGAAGAATTTAAGTTATTCTTGCGTTGGAGAGGGTTTAATATTGATAGTGGATTATTCACATTAGAGTTTAATCCACCGCAAAACTTTGCTGCATATCGTCAGAGTGAACTAGATACAGCCCGTGTTGCTACATTTCAAGCTATGGAAGCATTTCCTTATATGAGTAAACGCTTTGCATTAGAACGATTCTTAGGATTGAGTGAAGAAGAAATCAATAAGAACGAGAAAATGTGGCGTGAAGAAAATGGCAAAGATGCTGACCTTGAACCAGAAAGCAGTGATTTACGTAACATTGGTATTAGTGCAGGTGACATTGATAGTGATTTAGAAACTGCTGACGCATTAGAAAATCAACCAGAAGAGGGTGCTGAAGCTGGACCAGAAGTAGCAGGTGCAGTAACTGATGCTGGTAATATGCCAGGTGGAACTCCTGCTCCGGCCGGTAATGCAATGTAAGATAAATACTATTCTATGAGACTTATGGAAATGTTCAATCCCGCCATTGAAGGCTATCAAGATACCAGTGCGGATAATAGCAAACCAAAGTGGAAAGAAAGCCGCAAAACAAAACTAACACTAAGACAGATACGAAAACTTAGAAAAATGTTAGACGTTCGTAACTTTGAAAAAGCAAAGTATATCAAAAAAGTGCATGAACAATATGGTGTAAAACCAGACGCTGCTGCACCAGCAATGTAAAATATCTATATTTCTCCTGAAAACGTAAAAAATACGTGCTTATTGAGCATGTTTGGTGAATACTCACTAAATAATTCTACAAAGCCATTACTTAGGAGAAACATACAATGGATAACAAAAAATTTGAACAACTAATTGATTTAATTATCAATGAGAACGAAGAACAAGCCCGTGCATTATTCCATGATATCGTAGTTGAAAAAAGCCGCGAAATCTATGAAGATATAATGAACGATGAGATGGATGAAGGAATGGGCGGTCAAGTAGGCCAGATGATGGACGAAATCTCTGCTGAAGAAGAAGGCATGACCGAAGAAGAAGAAGATGAAATCGACTTTGATGACGAAGGTGATGAAGATATCATTGATATTGATTCTGACGATGAAGATATGGATGAAGAAGGTGTCGAAGATCGTCTAGTAAGCATCGAAGATAAGTTAGACCAATTGATGGCTGAATTCGAAGAAATCATGGGAAATAATGATGACGAAATGGCTGATGACGAAATGGCTGACGCTGATGACGAAATGGCTATGGGTGACGAAGAAATGGCTATGGGTGATGAAGAAGCTATGATGGAAGCTATCACATTAAAGAAAGTTTCTGTAACTCATGGTGACAATGGTCAAAACACAAAAAGCACAAGTTTACAAAACAGTGGACAAGCTGGAATGGACAGTCGTCCAGTAAAGTTCAGTGGCGCTAGTGAGACAGTTCCTACAAGTCCTAAAGGACCTAGCAACTTCTACTCAAAAGGCGAGACAAGTGTAAAAGACGCTAACAACTGGAAAAATGCTCCAGCACAAAACAATGCTGACTTAGAGAAGGCTCCAGCTCCTAAAAAGGGTGACGATGGTGTCAATACTAAGAGTCCAGTCGCTGAATCTCGCAAGCCAGTCAAGCGTAGAATATAAGGAATCTTGGAGCAATGGCTTTGTATCTCAAGGAGCACTTAACTTTTGACCGTGCCAGCATGGTGGTCGAAAGCGTAAGTGAGGGCGATAAGAAGAACCTTTACATGAAAGGTATCTTCATTCAGGGTGGGGTAAAAAACGCCAATGAGCGTATTTACCCCGTTTCTGAAATAGAATCAGCCGTACAAACATTGAACGAACAGATTACCGAAGGTCATTCTGTATTGGGTGAAGTAGATCACCCAGATGACTTGAAGATCAACTTAGACCGTGTGTCACATATGATTACTAGTATGTGGATGGACGGTGCTAACGGTTTCGGCAAGTTAAAGATTTTACCAACTCCAATGGGGCAACTAGTTGCTACTATGTTGGAAAGTGGTGTGAAACTCGGCGTTTCAAGTCGTGGTAGCGGTAACGTGGACGACATGAACGGCAAAGTAAGTGACTTTGAAATAGTCACCGTGGATATTGTTGCACAACCAAGCGCACCTAATGCGTATCCAAAAGCAATCTATGAAGGTATGATGAACATGCGTCATGGTCATAAATTGTTAGATATTGCAAAAGATGCAAATGGCAACAAGAAAGTAGAGAAATACTTGAAAGAGGAAGTAATGCGCCTCATCAATGATCTCAAAATTAAATAAAGGGGAAACAGCATGTTTGATGCTATCAAGCCATTACTTGAAAGTGGACTTATTAACGAAGATGTAGGCCAGGCTCTAAACGAAGCATGGGAATCTAAGTTACAAGAGGCACGTGAGCAAGTACGTGTTGAATTACGTGAAGAATTCGCACAACGTTATGAACATGACAGAATCGTGATGGTAGAAGCCCTAGATAAAATGGTTACAGAAAGTTTATCAGAAGAAATTTCCGAATTTCAATCTGAGAGACAAGCAATGAACGAAGACCGTGTTCAAGCTAAACAACAATTGCGTGAAAGCGCAGTTAAATTCAATAATTTCATGGTTACTAAACTAGCTGAAGAAATTAAAGAATTGCGTAGCGAACGCAAAATACAAATGGAAAGTCAAGCTAAACTTGAGCAATTTATTGTTCATGCATTGGCACGTGAAATTAAAGAATTCACACAAGACAAACAAGCCGTTGTAGAAGCAAAGGTTAAGTTAGTTGCTGAAGGTCGTCAACAATTAGAAAGATTAAAATCACGTTTTGTGACTGAATCTGCTAAAAGATTGAACGAATCTGTTACTAAACATCTTAAGGGTGAATTAGGACAATTGAAGGAAGATATCAAAGTTGCTCGTGAGAACAATTTTGGACGTAGAATATTTGAAAGTTTTGCAAGCGAGTTCTCAGTTACTCATCTAAATGACAAGGCTGAAACCCGTAAACTTATGAATGCTCTACAATTGAAAGACCAACAATTAGCCGAATCCATGACAATACTCAATCAATCTAAAAAATTGATTGAATCTAAAGAACGTGAAGTTCGTATCATTAAAGAGTCTAATCAACGTGAAAAAATGATGAGTGATTTACTTGCTCCATTAAACGATGAAAAGGCAAAAGTAATGAAGGACTTACTAGAAAGTGTACAGACACCAAAGTTACAACACACTTTCGACAAGTATCTACCAGCAGTTCTAAACAGTGGAACAGAGAAGAAAGCTACAAAGCCTATTCTACGTGAAAGTGTTCAAGAAGTAACTGGTGATAAATCTGCCATTAAACAAGAAGTAGATATGGATCAACGTGATAACGTTATCGATATCAAACGTTTGGCAGGGCTTTAAAATAGACATAATTTAGGAGATATAAAATGTCAAAAGTATTATTAGAAGGACGTTGGAACGAGACCAAAGAAGCCCTGTTAGAAGGTCTAAAAGGAACTCGTAAGTCAACAATGAGTGTTATCTTAGAAAACACTAAAAAGCAACTACTTGCTGAATCTTCAGCAGGTACAACAACAGCTGGTAACATCGCTACACTAAACCGTGTGATTCTTCCAGTTATCCGTCGTGTCATGCCAACCGTTATCGCTAACGAATTGGTAGGC